TATGCTTGACTCAAGTGATTGTGTATGCGATAATTGCTCTGACGTTGCAGTTGATAAAGAAGATGGTGTAGAGTATAGTAATACAAGTTTTAAACAAGAATTAATGCTTGAGTTGAATTATGGAAGTTATAGAACTCAGGCTGTATTTTATGATTAAAATTTTGCCCCTGTAGCTCAGTGATAGAGCAATCCCCTTGTAAGGGATAGGTCGTCAGTTTGATTCTTGACTAGGGGCACCACTTGAGTTATATGATAACTATGAAGAAACATTGGAAATTTACAAAGCATTTTGCTGAAAGATTTATTCAGAGATTCAATGGATCTCGTAAAGAAGTTGATCCGATAAAATCATACTTTGATCAAAATGTTTTACAATGTGTGTTTAATTGCCATTTATATGGAGGACCACAAAGAGTTAAAGTAGGTAAGTATAAGGTTTGTTACAAGTATGATGATACGTCTAAGCAAATTATAGTTACTACAATTTATTAAAGGGCGATTAGTATAGTGAGAATACGCTGCGTTTGCATCGCAGAGTCTCCGGTTTGAATCCGGGATTGTCCACCAAGTTAAATCTGTATGTAGGCTAGTTGGTAAGTCGCCTGATTTGGGGTCAGGAGATCGGGAGTTCGATTCTCTCCGTACAGACCATAGTTTTAATGGTAAGTAGCACAGCGGTAGTGCAGATGGCTGTTAACCATCAGGTCGTAGGTTCGATCCCTACCTTACCAGCCAATAAATCTGAGTGTAGCGCATTTGCTTTGGAAGCATAGGGTCGCTGGTTCGAGTCCTTCATCTTCCACCAAGTTTCATTGAGCGAACACCCATTCGGCAGGGTATCCGGCTGTAACCCGGAAGTCGGCTAGTTCCGTGTAGGTTCGAATCCTACTCGCTCAACCATATATGCGAGTTTAGTTTAATGGTAAAATATCTTCCTTCCAAGTAGATGTCATCGGATCGTAACCGATAACTCGCTCCAATGTTAATAACAACCCTACAGGATTTCCTCGTAGGGTTTTTGTCTTTATATCTAAGGAGAAAACCTATGAGTGAAGTTGTACCGAAAAAAACTGGCTGGAGAGGGCCTCCAGGTAGCATTAATGTCGCGGGAAGAAAGAAGAAAACTGACGAAGATCACAACAAGGAAAAGAAGAGTAACAGAGTTTTACGTCAGGAAGAGCTACTTTCTTTGGTGCGCAAGTTCAAGCCAATTCAAACTAAGGCTATTCAAGCTGCTGTAAAGATTCTAGATAATGCCGAAGCAAATGATAACTCTAAGTTACGTGCTGCTGCACTACTGATTGAGACTCATAGAGCACTGCTAAAGGATCTTTATGATTATCGTTATGATGAAGAGCCAGCAGAAGCTATTACTGAAGATCCTCCTATGCCTAAGTTCAGTCTGAAGATGTTAGAGGAAGATTAATGGCAAGAGCGAAAAAGATTATAGGAACTAAAACTAGAGGTGTAAAAGAATCAGAAGTAATCTTTGCACCTTGCAGCAAACCTCAAGAGGCTTTCTTAGACCAAGAAAATGCTGCATTTTTCACACTATATGGTGGTTAGTTAATACTGCTGGGCCTCCATTCAACACCTGCTTAATCGGTGAACTCTAAGGTGATGAACTCACTATGACAATACCGAGCCAAACTGAAGTTTAAGTAACTTCATGTGTGCGTAGAGACTATCGAAAACACTACGAGAGTAGGAAGTGAGTAGAGTAGAGTTCAAGCGAACTCGAAACAGCAGGGTGCCTAATTTATTAGGTTCAAGATATAGTCCGATCCTCAAGGAAACTTGAGAATATTCTAGCAAGATAAGCAATAAATACTGAATTTACCAGTCGTCAGCAGGTGCAGGTAAGTCAGCAGCAATATTAGGCTCCATTCTACCTCTGTGTCACCATCCAGGTACTAGAGCAATCATTATTCGTCAAACTACCCGAATGCTTGCCGGTGTAGGCGGTCTATTTGATGCAGCTATTCAACTATTCTATAAAGTTGATCCAAAATTACGTGTCAATAATAAAGACCTAATTATTACCTTTAGCTCAGGTGCAGTCGTTCAATTCACCTATCTAGATAAACCTCAAGACAGAAACAGTCTACAAGGTAAAGAATACTCATTCATGGCATTTGACGAGTGTCAGCAGTTATCCGAAGACAATGTACTCTACGCTCTATCGCGCTTGCGCAGTACCATTGTAGATTACCCTGTCCGTGCTGTAGCTACGTGTAACCCTGATTATAACTCCTTCCTGCGTAAGTGGGTAGAGTTCTGCTTAGATGAACGTGGTATCCCTATTCGTTATCCAGACCATAATTATCCTCTTAGATATTATGTTAATACAGGTAATGGAGGTATTCGTTGGTTTGATAACCTAGAAGAAGCTACAGCTATTTACGGTAACAAACGAGATTCAGGTATTAAATCATTTAGGTTTATTCCAGCTACCGCAGAAGATAACAAAGTTCTTCTTAGGACTAACCCTGAGTATCTAAGTACTCTACGTTCGCTCCCTCGCGTGGAAATGGAACGTCTGTTATTAGGCTCATGGTATGCACGTGAATCAGCTTCAGGCTATTTTAAACGTGAATGGGTAGAAGTAGTAGATACACCTAACTATAGCGCAAATAAGCGCGTTCGTGTATGGGACTTAGCATTCTCAAAACCTTCTGAAGTTAGGCCAGATGTTGATGCTACTTGTGGAACTTTAGTATCTAAGGATAACTTAAATATTTATACTGTAGAAGATTGCTTCCTTATGCGAGATAGAGTACATGAAGTAGAAAGAGCTATCTTTAGCATTGCAGAGAAAGATGGGCGAGAAGTAACGATTGTTCTTCCTCTAGACCCTGGAGCTACAGCAGGAGCTTATTGTAGAGATTTATCTAGACGCTTATCGGAAAGAGGATTTCACGTAAAGCTAGTTAAACCTGAGAAGGGTAAGCAACAGAGATTCCTTCCTTTTGCTAGTGCAGCAGAGGCTAGGTTTGTTAGATTCGTTAATGGAGATTGGTTAGAAGAAGCATTTACAGAACTAGAGAATATGGATTTCTCGCATCATACGCATGATGATGTAGCAGATACCCTAAGTGATGCTTTCTTTGTTCTAAATAAAGAGACTACTCTACCCATCTTTAATGTTCCTGATCTAGCTATGAACTCTCCTAGTAGAATTCCTTCTGTTACTTCTGTTCCTACATCTGGAGCTACATTGCCTAAATCATTTGTCTAGTTATAACTATATCTGGAAGCTAGATTCTTATTCATAAAACAATACAGGAGAAATTATGCCGAGAAAGAAGATTGAAGAAGTCTCTCAGCAAACAGAAATTAGCAAATCAGTAAATGCAGGAGATACACCCGAGAAGTTTAAGCTATCAGCTATTGGTTCATCTGGGCTTAATATTTTTTCTGGTGTTACCTATGATGAACTTCAGCAGGATCTACAGTGGCCTAATTCTATCTTAACTTACAAAAAGATGACATATAGTGTTCCTGTGAATGCTTGCCTATCTCTATTTGAGAATCTTATTAGTAAAGTTAAATGGAGGGTTAAACCTCCTGTGAATGCTACAGCACAAGAGCTAGAGCAAACTAAATTCGTTGAAGAATGCCTTCATGACATGGATAGTTCGTTTAGGGAAGTAATCAAGGATTCCTTAAGTTCTAATATCTATGGTTTTGCTATTCAAGAGAAAGTTTATCGTAAGAGACTTAAAGAGAATGGCAGTTTATATGAAGACGGTAAGATTGGCCTAAAGAAGATTTCTCTGCGGAATCAAGAGACTATCGAAGGTTTTCTATTTGATGAGAAGACTGGAGATATTAAGGGTGTAAAGCAAAATCTTGATTTGGTTAGCAACCTTTATAGTAGAGCACGTAAGGGAACGGTTGTTATACCCCGTAGCAAATACGTGCATATTACGGTAGGTCGTAATCGTAATGATCCTTTCGGTAAGAGTATGCTTCGGGATGTGTATATGGCTTGGCGGTATCTTGAATGCCTGCAAGAAATGGAAGCTACTGGAGTACAGAAAGACCTTAACGGCTTTCCACTTTTACGCGTACCCAGCCAATTAATGTCTAGCGATGCTTCCCCCGAACAGAAACTTATTCTAGAAAACCTCAAGAATATTCTTCGTAATCTACAGAATAATTCCCAAGCTGGTGTAATGCTTCCTTCTGCCGTAGATGAAATGACAAAGACTAAACTCTTTGATATTGAGTTACTTTCTACTGACGGCAAGAAGAATTACAATGTATCTGATATTAAAACTTACTACCAAAATCAGATTTACATCGGCATGGCGGCGGATGTTCTTGCAATGGGACTTAATGCTTCAGGTTCTTTTGCACTAGGACAATTGAAGAATAGCATTACTGGATCCGCTGTTGAGTCAATGCTAGATAATATTGTAGAGTCCTTTGAACGTGATGTTATCCGTCAATTGTATGAACTTAATGGGTTCAATGGTCGTTTATGTGAATTAGATTATGAAAATCTTCATGCTCCTGATTTAGAACTATCTAGTAAATTCTGGCAACGAGTTGCTACATCTGGATTAGTTGAACTTGATCGTGATGTTCTTAACTCTATTCGTTCTTCTATTGGTATTGATACTTACCCTGATGATGAACCCCCTAAGTTGGATATTCTGACAGGTAACTCTTCTCGTGCTGGTGATGGTATGGCAGTAGGAGGATTGAATGGTACAAGTTCTAATCCTTCAGCTTCTGATACTTCTTCTAATAACCTAGAGAATGCAGCATGATACTTAGTAAAATCCGTATGCGTTTAAACTGTCTTATTTTCGCTGTCGGATTATGGCTAAACAATAGAATGAAGTCTTCTTTATTTGTAACAAGGTCAGTAGGTCTAAAAGGTTTAATTCCGCATTTTGGACACATTACTTACAAGAATAAATTTATAATTATTGAAGACTATATTCCTAGGAAGCGAAAGACAGGTATTGTAGATAAAGGTGACTCATTTGTTCTATTTGATGGAATGTATAGAGCTAGAGTCTATGAATTAAAAGCAGTATCTACTTCGGATACTTTATTTGCAGTTAGAAAAGAAGTTTTATTCAAGTATAAAGGAGAATTTAGTGACAGACATTAAAAAGATGGAATTTAGTGACGAGACAGGTCAGGTCGATATTGAGAAGGCGGACGGTACTATTGTCAAATATAACATGGCAGATGTGGTTACGGCTACAACCAACTCGTCAGGGGGGGTTGATCTTCTGGGGCAAGAGCCGATCCCCGAATTGATTGGCAGCAACGGCAAGAACTCGCATTTTGTGTTCGGGATGGCCGCCATCCACGAGCACAAGCTATCCCAAACTCGACGCGGGAAAG